GACAAAATTAAAGTAAAAGGAAAAGATGAGCCTGTAGAGATTTTTGCACCGCTGTTTGAGTCAGGACCGAGAAAGTTACAAAAAACATAAGATAGGAAAAAATATTTCTTGACATTCCGTTCATATTTTGATAAAATACTTATAAATGAATTTTAATATTCAAAGCAACTAGACACATAATTAATGGCAGAGGACGAAAACATAGAAGCAAGACTTACAACTCATGAAGCAATTTGCGCTGAACGCTGGAAAACCGTATTTAATCAGTTAGAAGGTATGGAGACTAGAGCAAGTAAAAGGTTTGATGCAGTAGAAGACTCCGTTAGCAGACTAGAGACAATTCTATTTTCTGCAGCAGGAGGCGGAATTGTAGCGCTCGCAACTGTTACGTTTACGTTCTATACAATGTTATAATGGCATATTCAAAGAGAGTAGTAGAACGTTTCGAAAACGTACTCAAAAACCCAGACGGACATAGTGTGGGAAGATTCGACCCAAATGATCCAAACATAGGAACAGGAATGGTTGGAGCTCCAGCTTGTGGAGATGTCATGAGGTTACAGTTGCAAGTAGAAAAGGGCATCATAAATGATGTAAAGTTTAAAACTTACGGTTGCGGCTCAGCGATAGCGAGCTCGAGTGAGTTAGTAGATATGCTAAGGGGCAAAACGCTGGAACAGGCGGAGAACATCACAAATAAACAAATAGCTAAAGTATTGGATCTCCCACCTATCAAGCTACATTGTTCCGTTTTAGCACAAGAATCTATAGCGAAAGCACTAGCAGACTATAGACGAAAAGATAATTATAGGAGTAGCGATGGTTGAATATGATACCAAGATGGCAACACCTTCTAAGGAAGCTGCAGCTCCCGAGAAACCAGAGACAGTAATTTATGAAAGTAGAGGACTATGGAAGTTTCGTGATGCTGCAGGTAAGTTGCATAAATTTAAAACAAAAAAGGAAGCTGAAGAGGCTTTAAAGGAAAATGACTAAGTGGTTTAAAAAAGCGTGGAATATCTTAAACGGATCAGATAAGAACTGGGACGGCAATGTAGATATCCATGACAAAATGATTACCGCTAAAGAAAAATCAAAGACCTATGCAGAAGTGAGAGCGGAAGCACAGGACAAGCAAGAAAAGGAGAAATAACATGGGAGCTTTAAGAGTTCTAGGCACAGAAACAGCTTGTGGAACTACTGTTGGTGCCGCCTCTACATTCGACGGGTCAACTGACGTTAGGCTAATCAATGTAGGAACTACTGTGCGTCTTATCACTGTTGCTAATGCAGCAGACGCCACATTAGGAACACTTTCTTTAGCTGGCGGAGAAACCGTCATCATAAAGAAAAAGACTACTGACCAAGTATTTGCTGCTAACGCAGAAGTAAAAGGTACAGCAGTTCTTACCGAAGGATAGTGGTAAGAAAAAAATTAAGAAATACTCGTGGGTCTACGAGAGGACGATCCGCATATCAGAAGTATTTAAAATCAAGGGTAACATCGAAACGAAGGACTAAGTACCAGAAGTACAAAAAGTCCAGGGCTCAGAGATTGGGCAAAAGGAGTTAACTATGCCAAGTGGTAAAGGAACTTACGGAAGTAAACGTGGAAGACCTAAGAAAAACGGTAAAAAGCGTGGAGGCAAGAAAAGGAAGATGAGGAAGCATCATGCCTGCTAGAAAAAGACGTAGACGTAAGACTACGACTAAAAGAGCAAGGAATGTTCCTACTAATAAAAAGCTATATGCACGAGTAAAAGCAAAAACAAAAAGAAAGTTTGCGGTTTATCCAAGTGCTTATGCAAATGCTTATCTTGTAAGAGAGTATAAGAAAGCTGGAGGGAGATATCGTCGTGGCTAGAGGTGGTTTAGGCAAATGGTTTTCCCAAAACTGGGTAGATATTAGTAGACCAAAGAAAGGCGGAGGCTACAAAAAATGTGGCAGAAAGAAAGCTAAGAAAGGTCGTAAAGGATATCCAAAATGCGTACCTGCTTCACGAGCAGCACGTATGAGTAAAAGTCAAATTCGATCAGCCGTTAGACGGAAAAGATCTAAGAGACAGGGCATAGGTGGAAAACCTACTTATGTAAAAACTGTAGCAAAGAGAGGAAGGAGACGTAGACGTGCCCGTAAGAAAGGTTAAAGGAGGATATCGTTGGGGTAAATCAGGTAAGGTTTACAAAACAAAAAAGGCAGCAGAGCGCCAAGGTAGAGCAATCTACGCATCGGGGTACAGGAATGGCGGTAAGAAGAAAAAGAGGTCGAAAAAAAGACTCTAGACTTAAAAGGGCAGGTGTACGTGGTTATAACAAACCAAAACGAACTCCTGGACACCCAAAGAAGTCGCACATAGTTGTAGCGAAAGTTGGAAATAAAGTTAAAACTATCCGTTTCGGTCAACAAGGTGCAAAAACAGCAGGCAAGCCAAAGAAAGGTGAGTCCGCTAGAATGAAGCGTAAAAGAGCCTCATTCAAAGCAAGACATAGAAGAAACATAAGAAAAGGAAAAATGTCCGCAGCATATTGGGCAAATAAAGTAAAATGGTAGAAGATATAGATTTAAGATATTTGGACGCGAGTTGGCTTGAAAATCTTTCGGAGTCAGCATCAAAAGTATTAGAAAAAGTAGATAAAGAAGCTCACAAGACGGGCCAACTCCAACCAGAGCAACTACAGATGGCTTCCCTCTGTGGCGGATTCTTGTATCTATATCATCTTGCCCAATCACATCAAATTATTCATTCATCAGATAACACAACAGTACATTGACGTTAGAAATTAGTCGCAAAGACGTAGAGGGAAGAGAGCTTACCTCTTATCAATCCGAAGATAGGTTTATCAAACTTCCTATAGAACCGTATATGGATCTATTGGGAGTCGAGCCTATTGCATCTCAGATAGCAATTATAAATGCAATCAATAATCCAAAGTATCGTTTTGTATGCGGAGCCGTATCAAGACGTCAAGGAAAAACTTACATTTCAAACATAATCGGACAGCTTACAGCGCTTGTTCCGAATACGCACATACTTATCATGTCACCTAACTACTCTTTATCTCAAATATCCTTTGACTTACAAAGACAGCTGATTAGGCATTTTGATTTAGAAGTTACCAAAGACAATGCAAAAGACAGAGTAATTGAAATCTCAAACGGTTCTACAATTCGTATGGGGTCAATCAATCAGGTAGACTCTTGTGTAGGTAGATCATATGATTTAATTATTTTTGATGAAGCAGCACTTGTAGATGGCAGAGATGCTTTTAATGTAGCCCTTCGTCCTACGCTAGATAAGGATAACAGTAAAGCAATATTTATATCTACACCTCGTGGAAGAAATAATTGGTTTGCAGACTTCTTCTATCGTGGATTCTCAGATGAGTTTAAAGAGTGGTGTTCTATTCGAGCAACATACCATGAAAATCCTCGTTTTAGTGAAGAAGACATTGTAGAAGCAAAGAAATCAATGTCAGGAGCAGAGTTTGCACAAGAATACATGGCTGACTTTAATACTTATGAAGGTCAGATATGGTCATTTGATTATGAGAAATGTGTAGCAGACCTTAGCGAACTTGATACAAGTCAAATGGATGTTATAGCAGGACTAGACGTTGGTTACAAAGATCCAACTGCTCTATGTGTAATTGCATATGATTGGGACTCAGGAAACTTTTATGTACTAGATGAATACTTAGATGCAGAACGAACAACAGAACAACACGCTAGAGAAATAAAAGCATTACAGGAAAAACACAATATAGACTGGATATACATTGATTCAGCAGCTCAGCAAACAAGATTTGACTTTGCACAAAACTATGATGTTACAACCATTAATGCAAAGAAATCAGTACTTGATGGCATAGGAGAAGTAGCCAGTATCGTAGACAATAATAAACTAATAGTGGATCAAAAGTGTTTCCACACTCTTGAATGTTTAGACCAATATCAGTGGGATCCAAATCCGAATCTTATGAAAGAAAAGCCAAAACACGATAGATTCTCTCATATGTCAGACGCCCTAAGATATGCACTGTATACTTTCGAGACATCAGCAACAACTTTTTAAATTAAGCAGACCTGCGAAAAAATGTTTCTTGACTTTTTCGTGGTATTTTAGTATAATACAAGATAAGAGAAAAATAAATGAATCTTAAGCGAGACTTAGTCAAATACGTTAGAGACAAAGCAAAGTCAAAATACGACAAGGGAACGGAATGTCAAATTTGCGGAAGTACGGAAAACCTGGACTTTCATCACTTCTACGGAATGACAGAACTACTTGATAAGTGGCTAAGAGAGAACAAATTGAATATTGATAGCGCTGAAGAAATAATGGAAGTTAGAGATACATTTATAGAGCAGCATATCGCAGAACTATACGAAGAGGCTGTAACTCTTTGTCATAATCATCATTTAAGATTACATTCCATTTATGGAAAACGACCCAAATTATTCACAGCCCAAAAACAAAAACGTTGGGTACAAAAGCAAAGAGAAAAACATGGCATGGTATGATCGACTACTAGGTAGACAAACAAACATTTATAGCGATGAAGAAAAGAATAATCCTGCTCAATACCTGATTGGTAGAGAGGAGGGTTTAACTATTGAGTCCAGAGAAGTTGTCACTAGATATCGTGACGCTTATGAAAAGCTAGAAGTAGTAAACCGTGCAGTAAATATTGTTGTAGATGACGTTGCAGAGATACCAAGTGATGTTGGACCAAAAATACCTGGTCTAAATCCTGTATTTAAAAATATTAGAAAAGTTACTGTTAATAACTTATTAAATATACAACCGAATCCATTTCAAGACATAAATACTTTTAAAAGAAATCTGATAATTGATTTATTAATTGATGGTAACATATTTATTTATTTTGATGGCAACGGCATGTATCACTTACCTGCCGAAAATGTCTACATAGAAACAGACGAAAAAACCTATATAAACAAGTATACGTATGACGGGATTATCGATTATTCACCAAGTGAAATAATACATATAAAAGAAAACTCATTCAACTCCATTTATAGGGGAGTTCCAAGACTAAAACCAGCATATAGAACTATGCAACTTTTAGCCAGTATGAGAAATTTTCAGGACAACTTCTTTAAGAATGGAGCAGTACCAGGATTAGTACTGAAAAGTCCAAACACACTTAGTGAAAAGATAAAAGAACGTATGCTAGCTGCTTGGAGAGCCCGTTACAACCCGAGCACAGGAGGGAGACGACCTCTAATATTAGATGGTGGTTTAGAAATAGATAATTTAACGGAGGTTAATTTTAAAGATCTAGACTTCCAAGCAGCTATCGAGGCGAACGAAAAGATTATACTACAAGCAATAGGCGTACCGCCATTGCTATTGGATAGTGGGAACAATGCAAATATTAGACCTAACCATAGGCTATACTACTTAGAAACAGTACTACCTATAGTAAGAAAAATAAACTTTGCATTTGAGCGTTTCTTTGGATTCGATCTTTCAGAAGATGTAAGCAATATTCCTGCTTTACAGCCCGAACTGAAAGATTCGGCAGCATATTACAGTACTTTAGTTAATACTGGAATTATGACTCCGAACGAAGTCAGAGAAGCAATGAGAATGAAGCCGTTAGAAGGGCATGACGACTTAAGAGTGCCTGCAAATATAGCAGGCTCAGCAGCGAATCCATCGGAAGGTGGAAGACCTGAACAAGAGGAAGAAAATAATGGCGAATAAAAAAGAAATGTTAAAGCAACTAGCTGATTATTTCGCTGAGAAAGGTAAGTTCTTATCAGCAGCTGAATATAAGGCTGCAGAAGATGTGCCTATGAGGTTCGTAATCGCTAAAAGACCTTTTGGATCTTGGTCGCGAGTAGCTTCAATGATAAAAACAAACTTTCCTGAGCAGTGGGCAAAGGCAAATCCTGTAGAGGAACCAGAACCAGCGCCAAAGCCAGCTCCTAAAAAGAAAGCTGTTAAGGCTACACCAAAGCCTAAGGCAAGCAAAGGGGAATAATTATGCAAAAGATTTTTAATTTAACATCAACTTTCAAATCCGTTGACCCCAACGAAGATGGAAGTGTTAATATCAAAGGATATGCCAGCACTAACGACACAGATCGTGCAGGAGATGTTATTAATAAAGAAGCATGGGAGAAGGGTGGTTTGGATAATTTTTCAAATAATCCAATAATACTTTTTAACCATGACTACAACAAACCTATCGGCAGAGCCACCTCATTAGAGACTGACGAAAAGGGACTAAAGATTACAGCAAACCTGTCAAAAAGTGCTGGTGATGTAACTAATTTAGTGAAAGAGGGTATTCTGAGAGCATTCAGTGTCGGTTTCCGCGTTAAAGACGCAGATTATATGGAAAGCGGCGATGGGTACTTGATTAAAGATGCGGAGTTGTTTGAAGTAAGCGTGGTATCCGTACCCGCTAATCAAGCAGCCACCTTCTCTGTGGCGAAGTCTTTTGACACTCAATCAGAATATGAAGAGTGGAAAAAGCAATTTGTCAAACCAACCGAGGCTAAGCAGCCTCAAGATACAGACAAAATGTCTGTCTTCAAGGAAAATAAAATGTCAGATAATAAAGACTTTAATCTTGAAGAGTTTGCAAAAAGCGTTGCTAAAGAAACTACAGCAGCCATCGCGATGCAACAAGCCGAAGAGAAAGCGAAAGCTTTAGCTGAGGAACAAGAAATCGCAGAGAAGGCAGCTGAAGAAAAAGCAGTCGAAGATGCAAAACTCGAAGAAAAGAAAGCTGAAGTAACAGCTATTATCGAAGCAGGAACCTCTGGTGCAGAAACTCTAGTTTCTGACTTAGAAAAACGCATCGATAGTCAATATTCTAACGTTGAAGAAGTAGTTGAGAGCTTAAAAGCTGAACTCAAAGAAAAATCTGAAGAAATCCAACAAATCAGAGAATCAAAAAGAATCTTTGGTGAAAGGCAAAAAGGCGGCGGTTTAGACGCTTATGCCTCGGATTTAGAAGATGTATGGCTACTTGGTAAAGCTACTGGTAAAGGGCTTAACACTAAGTTTGCACAAGCTACAATGGAAAAAGTTAATACTCATTCAGGTATTGATGTTTCATCTGCAGATTTTGAGCAAACTGTTTCAACAAACATTGAAAGAGACATACAGAATGAACTAGTACTAGCTCCTTTATTTAGGGAAATAGCTATGACTTCTGCTACTCAAATCTTACCAATCCTACCAGATGCTGGGTATGCTGAATTTACTTCAAATGCACAAGCATCAGGATCAGCTCCTCACGGTAACTTAGACCCAAGAGGTGACGCTTACGATCCTGCAAATGGTGCTGGTATAGTAATGAGTGAAAGAACTCTTACAACCAAAAAACTGATCTCTCAATCGTACTTAGGAAACGAAACAGAAGAAGATGCAATCTTGCCTATTCTTCCATTGATTCGTGAGTCTATGATCAGATCACACGCTAGAGGCGTGGAAAATGCTATACTTGCTGGTGATGACGCTGATGGCGTATACGGCACAAGTGGAGCAACATTCGAAGGATTATTGCACTTAGCAAGAAACGATTCGGATTACACACAGTCCTCTACAGCATTTGCTTCTGATTCTTTAACAGCGCTACAACTTTTAGCTGCTAGAAAGAACATGGGCAAATATGGCTTAAAGCCAGAAGACGTAATTTACGTAGTATCTCAAACAGGATACTATCAACTTCTAGAAGATGCTGAATTCCAAGATGTTAACTTAGTGGGCGACATGGCTACTAAACTATCTGGGGAAATCGGAACGGTATTTGGATCAAGAGTAATCGTTTGTGACGAGTTCGCATCGGCTGCTGTATCTAAGTTCCACGCGATTGCAGTATATCCTAGAAACTTCGTTATGCCAAGACTACGTGGTGTGACTGTAGAGTCAGATTACGAAGTGGCTAACCAAAGAAGAGTACTAGTGGCTTCACAAAGACTTGGCTTCATCGATCTAATTGATGGTGCTACTTCTAAGTGGGGACTAATGTATAAAGCTTCTTAATTAATTTACACCGCGCTACGCGGGTATAAAGAAATATGCTGGGTGACTTGGGGGAGTAAAGGCTCCTCCAAGTTTCACCTCACTTAAAGGACACAAAATGGCAAACCTAGTTACTACAAGAGACTATAAACTTTACAAACAAATGGATCATAACAAGGACGATGCTAAAATCGATACCTTGGTTACGTCTGTGAGTCAAATGGTTAAAACATATTGTGGACACTCGATAATCGATTACTATTCTGCTACTAAGCTAGAAAAGTTTGATATAGAGGATAAACTCACATCGGAGGTTTTTGTCACAGAATCTCCACTCACTGCTGTTTCTTCCGTAAAAGAACGAAGCTCAATAGCTGATAGCTACACCACCTTAACTGAGAATACACATTACTATGTAGATACAGAACATGATCGTATTAGAAGAATAGATGGCGATAGAGGAGTCGACTATTTCCCACAAGGGTTCGGAGCAGTAACTGTTACATACAACGCAGGGTATTCGGCTGTACCAGCTGATTTAAAACTTGCAGTATATGACTTAATTACGTACTATTTGAAAGAAGAATATAAAACACAGCGTTCAATTGCTGGAACCACCCTAAGAAATGAAGGTAGTACTTCAATCAGAAATGATATAGGCTTTCCAGACCACATCAAACGAGTACTCGACCTTTATAAAATTATAGATATAGTGTAATGGCTTGGACAAACCTCCAAAATGACATGATGACATTCTTTAAGGACATTGCAAAAGGTGTCCGTGAGGATATGGATAATAACTATGTTCATTGGATAGAAATTAATTATAGATCAGCAGCAGAAGGATTCCATAAAGCGGCACAAAAGATATCAGGCGAGACAGAATACCTTCCAAATGGAAAACAAGTTTTTGTTAATATTATAAAAGATCTTTGTACTGCGTGGGTTCATGGACAAAATGGAACAGAGCCAGGAGATGTATTTAGAACTGCTTATATGCGAGATGGAAATATAAGAAATATTCCCATAAAAAATGCAAAAGTAGTAAAAAATACTCCAGGATCGGTGACAGTTCAAATACTAGTACCACAAAATGTAGGAGAAGTAAAAGCATCTACCTTTTTAAAGCAATTCAGAAATTTAGTATGGAAAGAATTTAATGTACTTTATACAGAAGATAAAACAAAGAATCCTTTAAAAAAGAACACAGTTTGGCAAGATACAAACTTTGGACATACAGCAGCAAGCGCCGTAGGGCTACAACAAATGAAAAAGCTAGGGGATCGTTTGGGAGTTGATTTTGAT